TATTATAATGCACACTTAGCTCTAAAACCATAGATTTAACTATAGTCAGATCGTGAGCTATGCTCACGCCTGACGATTAATGACTAATTAACCTTGTTGTCAAGCGTTTGCTAGTGTGCATCATATATTTTTATAGAACTAAGGGTTTGAAGCTACAATATGTTACAGAAACACTCTTGCAAAAGTGGTTGAAGCATCAACTGCATCTCAGACTTTATCCATATTGTATATAGTTCACATTTAATCTACCATCTCCGTAGAACCCTTATTTCTATTGTTTTTTAGTATTTATTCAACATATCATAATGCGTTTGTAATTGCTCTGCTGAATGGACTGTAAAATACCAATTCTGGAGCACTCTTGCACTACATTTTCTTACATTAAAGTTGAATCTTTTTCTACCATATTGGATATTGAATTTTGTATTACATTTTCCTATCCAATAGTTTTTCTGTTGAATGTTATGTTCGTGTTCAGTCATATTTGTTACCCTCCTTAACTGTGTATTGTAGTTTGATATCTTCTACAATGTCATTATCAATTTCAAGTTCAGGACTTGTCAGATTGATAATATCTTTCTCCATCCATTTTTCTAAAGTATACCATTTTGTTTCACCTGGATAGAACCTTACTTCTTGGACATTAAAATTATCCTCGTTTCTATCTTGCATTACATTCATAATAGTTGGTATTGTATTTACTAATTGTATTGCTGATTTAAAATAGTATACAAATACTTTAGCATCGTTTTCACCAAAGTATGATTCATTGTAAGTTAGTTTGTATATGATTGTTTCTTCTGCATTATTCATTTGTTTTACTCTCTTTCTTTATTTTGTTTTAGTATTAGCTGTGCTAGCTCTTTTCAGCTAGCTACAATGGTTCGTTTTATATTCTATGAAGGTTCCCTCTAATCAACCTTGGTTATTGTCACGCTCTTTCATCGTGAATGATTTTACATAGAATACTCTTTATTAATGTATCAGTATAGACTCACATTGGGGGTTTTCAATATCGGTTACGACCACGCACTTGTTATTTAACTTATAGGTGTTACCTATCCCCGTATCTGCAATTTTAACATTTTCTGATACATTTACATTTCTGCCTTATCTCTAGTTTCAGATAATATCGTATGGCTTTGCAACCCTTTTTTAAATAGTATACTACATAGAGTATAACCTAATTTTCTACGAACTTTCATATCATCAATCCTATTTTAGATAAGGCATTTACATTGATTTGTTAAGTAATTGAAATAAGGTGGATTTAGTCTTACTCTAATGAGTTTTACACATTCGTCAATGCAACCTATATCCTTGTAACAGGATAGTTTACTCCTTATTTACATTTTTTACTTGTATGGTATAAAAGTATATAGCCTGAGGTGAGTCAGACTATATACAGTGAACGCTATTACAACTTTGAAGCCTGGTATGGCATTAGACTTAAGTAGCCAGATACTTTATTATACTTAGCATCATACTTAAGTTGGTTGACAACCAATCTTCGTGAAGCGAAAGTAGCATTCAATTTAGCCAATACTTGACTAGATTCACTTTCACTTGAGACAGTAACCTCTACTAAGGTTCCTACTCCTGCTTGACAAGCATCAATACGCAAGGGTTTTACGCCCTGTTTGTAGAAATGCTTGAAATACGCAGTAAACTCTTTAACTATATTTTCCATTTTTAATATCCTTTTCTTTTATTTTTATATAAAAACCATCATTAGGGGTGAGAACCTATCCATAAGATAATAATAGGTTTATCGCAAGGCAATGCGGTATCTGTGATACCTTATAAGGTAAGGATAAGCATCCCTTTGTCTTCGCTTAGCTGTCCTTATAAGCAGTATTGCAGGTGATGAGCCTATTATTATCTGACCTTATTCTTGGTAGAGTAATCCTCAGATGAGAGTAAGCAGAGAGATAAATTTTCAACGAATTGTAAGTTTTCAACGAAAATAGGATTATTAAACCAAGAATAAGGGTGGATAGGTTCTATATATATCACTCACTCGCAATCTAATCCTATTTTTCAACTCAACTATTGACTTTGAATAAAAAATTCCCGTAAATTACAGGATGAGACGTAAAAAAAAATTTTTGGAAAAATTAGACAAGTCTACTGGAGAATGGATTCAGGTTCCAATTAGCGAAGCAAGTGAAGAGATGTTACGTATTTACGAGATTATGGATGCTGAGTTAGAAATAGCAACAGTAGAAGAAGCAATGAAACTAGGGGTTTACGTAAAAAAAAATAAGGATTAGTCTCTATTAGCTTATTTAATACGGTAAGTATACCTACGTACTAATTAGCTATAAGCTTATCTTATTAGCTTATCTTATTTATACCCTACATTAGAAATGATAAAAATAACAAAGAAATTAAAGAAAAATGACTTCCAACCTATGGACTACCCAGTCTATAAGAAGGAAGAGGCAGACAACAATGGCTTAAAGTATAAGCATTGGAACGCTGCAAAGGAAGGTGAGTATGGGTTATCAGACGATGGCTATGTTGCTGAGTGCATCTATCGCAAGGCATATGGAGAAAAAGTGGAATATACCTACCCCTACGGTAGACAATGGCTTAGTGCCTGGAGCAAACTGGAGTTTGAGCCGCATTATAGGTCTAATAATTTTAGTACTGTGTCTACTAAGAGCTATAACGACTTAGAAGTAAGAAAGAAGGGTGCAGATATAGCTATGGATGCGTATGTAGCGTACAAAATAGCAGGATTACAGCCAGATTGGGAGCAAATAGGTACATTGTACCGCCCAGACCAAGATAATCCCGTTATCGCAGCTAAAAGATTATTTAAAACTAAACAGGTAAAGAAGATGATACAGGATAAGTTAAAAGATATTTTAATTGATAGAAAGATTGATGAAGGATTTGTATTAGACGTTATTAAAGACGCTATTGAGGTGGCAAAGGTAAAAGAAGACCCAGGCAATATGATTCGTGCCGCCAAGGAGCTAGGTGATTTCCTAGATATGAAACCTAAGGTAACAGAAAAGACTGATACCCTAGAAATAGATATGTCACATCAAATAGCTAATTCATTTGAAAAGCAGACTAAGAAACTAAAAGCAACACAAACAAGACAACTCGATGAAGAAACAGATAAAGATAACGGGCAAGAAGAACAATCTTAATGAGTTCATAGCTGTATTACTAGCTGTGGCAGAAGATTGGGGTATTACCGTTACAATTAAGGAAGACTAATGGACAACAAGAAGATGTTGTTAGAAATGCAACAGGATATGTTATTATTCGGTCGTATGGTGATGCCTAATATGTTTAGTAGTGAATCTCCACCATTTCACTACGATTTAACAAAAGCATTGCTAGACCCAGATGATAAACAGATAAATATTATAGCACCACGTGGACACGCAAAGAGTTCGGTGGCTGCTGGTATCTATCCTTTATGGCACTTGATGTTTACTCCTGGTGTTAAAGTAATTGTCTTAGTGTCTCGAACGCAGGGTCATGCCACCAAGCTATTAGGTACCATTAAAGATGTGTTAGATTACTCTCAGGAGTTTAGACACTTCTTTGGGTACTGGGGAATGCAGTCTGCACGTAAGTGGACAAACAATGAAATAGAATTAAAAGATGGCAGCTTAATTATTTGTAAGGGTACAGGACAACAGATACGTGGAATCAAGCACGGGAATCAACGACCTACTCTTTTAATATTAGATGACCCTGAAGATGAAAACAATACTAAGACGTCAGAAGCTATGGAGTATAATTTACGTTGGCTATTACAATCTGGTGTTCCATCCCTTGACCCACTGAGTGGGCAGATATGTGTTATTGGTACTCCTCAGCATGAACGTTGTCTCGTAGAGACATTAAAAGACATGAAAGGTTGGAATACCTTAGAGTTTAGACCTGACCTAGAAAATAAAGTAGCTTTATGGCCTGAGGTCTGGGGTATCGATAAGCTTATACAAAAGAAAGAAGAATTAGAAAGTATCAATCGACTATCTGTATTTTACAGGGAATACCTGTGTCAGATTGTTGGTGATGAAGATAACTTGTTTAGGAAAGATGACTTTCAAGCTTGGGAAGGGTTTGTCGAAAAAGATGAGCAAGGGTTGTCAACTCTCGTTCTGACGAACCTAAATGGTGAGGAAGTAGACGAGAGGAGACCTGTAAATGTATTTACAGGAGTCGACCCTGCATCCAGTACGAAAAAAGGTGCAGACTTTTCTGTTATATTTAATATTGCAGTAGATAAAGACTTTAATAGGTTTATACTTCCATACTTTAGAAAAAGAGCTACCCCACTAGATTTAGCTGATGCTATCATAAATAACTTCAAACAATACAAAAGTACTAAAACTCGTATTGAATCTGTTGGCTATCAAGAGATGTTACGTCAATATATTAAAGAACAAGCAGAACAAATGGGTATGTTTATACCTGGATTAGAAATAAAAGAGAATCCTCGTACCTCTAAGAATTACAGATTAGAAAGTTTGCAGCCTATCTTTGCAAACAAAAAAGTATACATTCAATCTAATATGCAGGCATTTAAAGATGAGTTGTTGCTATACCCACGTGGTAAACATGATGATTTACTTGATGGTTTTTTCTATGCAAACAAAAATTGCTATAGACCAGCACATCAACAAGTAGAAAAAGAACAGCAACGAGAAGAGTGGTATACGAGAAAGAAAAGTAAGTCTTGGAAATTATTTTAATAATCCTTGACAAATACAAAAAAAATCCCGTAATTTCACTGTACTACATTTATGGATAAAAGCAAGTACTTTTTAAACTTTAACGATTTTATTAATAAGTTAGACAAATTGGATAAGGTAGACATACCGAAGGGTTATAAACAAATAAATGCCAAAAAAGATTCAAAAGCAACTAGCGAGTACAAGAAGACAAAATAAAGATGACTTAGAATTTGTCTTTGATTATAAGACTGGTGATGTTAATCCACGTGAGGTTCCTGAAGAAGTTAATTTAACAAGGGAACTATACACAGACTATAAAAGCTCAAGAGACCAATGGGCTCAAAAATTTCAAGAAGCGGTAGAGTTCCGAGCTGGAGCTCAATGGAGTGATGAAGAACGTGATGTACTAGAAGCACGTGGACAAGCACCTATCGTAGTAAATAGAATCCATCCGATTGTAGAAACTGCTAAATCCCTTCTAACCTATAACTCGCCTCAATTCCGTTCTACTGGTCGTGAAGACTCAGATAGAGACACGGCAAAAGTATTTTCCGACCTCTTTCAATATATTTGGCAGATATCGTCTGGAGACGAAGAGCTCAAAGAAGCTATCGATGACTACTATGTTGGAGGTATGGGAGTACTTCAAGTATTTCAAGACCCCGATGCAGATATGGGTAAGGGAGAAGTTTATGTAAAGTCGGTAAATCCTTTAGATGTATTTATTGACCCTAATGCTAAAGATAAATTTGCAAGAGATGCTGCACATATTATGGTAGCAACTTATATGACAGATGAACAATCTATGCAAATCTATCCTGAGTTTTCAGATATAATAGAGCAAGCATCCTTACATCCTGATGAAACAGATGAAAAACCTATTACTAACTTATCTGCTACTGAAGGACAAATTTTTTCTACGGATGGTACGACAACGGTACACGAGAGAAGACAGTTTATAGAAAGATATACTAGAGAAAGACACTCTTACTATAATTGTTTTGAACCTTTTTCACAATCTGAACATTTATTAGACGCTGATGAGTATGCAGAGTATTTAATGACATACTACATTAAAGTAAAAACTATTAAAGGTGAAGAGATAATATTGTTTGAAGAAGAGTCTGTACAAGAAATGTTTGAGATTATAAAAGATATAGGACCTATTTTTCATTATGAATTACCTGAACCACAATTAGACCCAAATACAGGTCAACCTATTCCACAGGACCCAATTCGTGTTCCTGGAGAAGAAGATGAAAACTCAATACCAGGTAGTACTACTATATTAATACCTATGACAGTAGAAGAATTAATAGGTACAGGTCAAATAAAATCTAATGCTATAGAAAAATGTTGTGTAAAAATGATTGTCACTGTTGGAGATAAATTATTATATACAAGATTATTACCTGTAGAAGATTATCCTATTGTTCCTTTAATGAATGTACATCATCGTAATCCTTATCCTGAGTCTGATGTAAGACTATTTAGACCGTTACAGGAATACATAAATAAAATTCGTTCATTAATTATAGCACACGCAAGTACAAGTACAAATGTAAAACTTTTAATCCCTCGTGGTTCAGCAGACTTAAACCAAATCGAACAAGAGTGGAGTAAGGCTGGAACCAGTGTTATAGAGTTCGATGCTGAACTAGGTGCACCGATAGTAGCTGGTCCAGTACCACTTCCAAACGAATTATATAAAAATGAAGCAGATGCTAAGTATGACTTAGAATACGGCTTTGGTATTTTTGAGTTAATGCAAGGTAGTTCACAAAGTGCTCCATCTACCTATAGAGGTACAATGGTTATTGACGAGTTTGGACAAAGAAGAATTAAATCAAGACGTGACGATATTGAAGGTATGTTAAATCAAATTGGTAAAGTTGCAATACCATTAATGCAACAACTATACACAGAAGAAAAAGTAGTACGTCTTGTACAACCTAATGGAACTGAAAAAGAAGAAAGATTTAATTTTTACAAAGAAATGGACAATGGTTCTGTTGCTAAGTTTCACGATGTTGGTTCTGGAAGATATGACATTGTAGTTGTATCTGGTTCTACATTACCAACAAATAGAATGGCATTAATGCAAAATTATATGGAAATGTATAAGATGGGATTAATTGACCAAGTAGAAGTATTAAAGAAATCAGAACTAGTAGATATCGATGGTGTCTTAGAACGTTCTGGTCAAATGCAACAACTAGCTCAACAAAA